GCATTTTCCAACTCTGTTGAAATTTTTCTCAAAGGGGGAAAAGGACGAAGGGTATTGATTTTTCAATATTCGACAAAACAAAAAATATAAAAAATCAGTTCTGAAAGGGGCAAAAAATGAAGGCTTCAAGTTATAAAAAAAAATAATCGCAGATATGAAAAGCATAGGAACATATCAAAAGGAGTTTTTAAAGGTTATAGAAAATTTGGCACAGGTTTATGAGGACATGGACACAGCCAGAGAACAGTTTGCGGAAAGCGGTGGGAAAGTAGTGATTGAGTATACCAACAAAAACGGCAGTACAAATTTAATAAAAAATCCGTACTTTGTGGCAATAGAGGGACTGCAAAACAGTATACTGATGTATAATCGTGAACTTGGGCTTACACCTGCCGGATACAAAAAGATACAGGGCAAAGCTGCAACCGCCGAAGAAAAAAAGAAAGGCTTAGGGGAACTGCTTGCTGAGCTTGGTTAATGAAGGGACACACTGGAAAGAAGTTATTAAATATGCCGAAAGCATACGAACAGGCAAAAAGGCAGCCTGTATTGAGCTAAAGCAAGCTGTTGAAAGATTTTTCAATGACCTTGAAAACAGAAATTATTATATGGACTGCAAAGCACCTGAGTTTTGCATAAAGATAATAGAAAAAACAATTTGTCACCGAATGGGCGAAAAACTTGACGGAACACCTCTGAGAGGCACGCCGTTTTTGCTTGAGCCGTTTCACAAGTTTATAATTTATAATCTGGTTGGGTTTAAATTAAAGAGCAATGACACCGTAAGGTTTCACGAGGCTCTTATTTTTATACCGAGAAAGAATATAAAAACAAGTTTTGCGGCTGCTCTTTCATGGAGCTTATCGTTACTGTACAGAAAAGCCGGTGCAAAAACATATATTGTTGCGGCAGCTCTTGCACAGTCATTGGAAAGCTTTGATTTTTTGAAGTACAACATTGAGCGTATGGGCGAAAGCAAAGAGGACGGCGGAAAGGTAAAAATAATAGACAACAACAATGAACACAGTATGGAGTGTAATTTGGCTGACGGTTATTTTTATATACAGGCTCTTGCGTCAAACCCAGATGCACAGGACTCTTTCAACTGTAATATTGCAATAGTTGACGAAATACACGCCTTTAAGAAAACAAAGCAGTACAACCTGTTTAAGGAAGCCATGAAGGCATATACAAATAAACTGCTTATAGGCATATCAACAGCCGGAGACAACGAACAGTTATTCTTGGGCCAGAGGCTTAAATATTGCCGAAAGGTGCTAAACGGCACCGTAAAGGACGAACAGTATTTTATATTTATGTGCTGTGCTAATCCAAACGAAAACGGCGAAATTGATTTTACAAACCCTTTAGTACATGAAATGGCAAACCCTGCCTATGGTGCTTCCATAAGACCTGAGGAAATATTAAACGATAGTCTACAGGCACAAAATGACCCACAGCAGAGGAAAGATTTTTTTGCAAAGAGTTTAAATGTTTATACAAACGCAATAAAGGCTTATTTCAATATAGACGAGTTTAGAAAAAGTGACAAAAAATACAACTGGACAATAAAAGAGCTTTCACAAATGAATATTGACTGGTACGGCGGTGCCGACCTGTCACGTATGCACGATTTAACAGCGGCGGCTTTGTTTGGAAACTATAAAGGCACAGATATAATTATAACCCATGCGTTTTTTCCTGTTGCGGCGGCACACCTAAAAGCTGACCAAGACAACATACCGTTGTTTTTGTGGAAAGACGAAGGGTTTTTAACTATGTGTAATTCTCCTACAGTAAACCAAGCGGATATAATAAACTGGTTTATTAAAATGCGAAATATGGGATTTAGAATAAAACAGGTGGGCCATGACAGAAAGTTTTGCAGAGAATATTTTATAGGCATGAAACAGGCAAAATTTACTGTAATTGACCAGCCACAGTATTATTACAGAAAGTCGGAAGGGTTCAGGCATATAGAAACAAGCGTGAAAAACGGCAATCTTTATTATTTACATTCGGACGCTTACGAGTATTGCGTTGAGAATGTTTCGGCAGTGGAAAAAACCGACGATATGATACAGTACGAGAAGGTACAGCCGGAACATAGAATTGACTTATTCGACGCTTCGGTATTTGCCTGTATAAGGTATTTGGATAATTTGGAAAGACAGAAGAAAGGAGCTGCATGGTGGGAGTGAGAAAAAAATCAAAAGTAAGAGCAGAACCAAAAATGGAAAAGAGAAGTTCAACAAGTGTTTGGTTTTGCAGTGACGAGGCATATGAAAGCCTGACTGTATCGGGCTATACAAGCCTTGCACAAAATCCGGAAATAGTAACGGCTGTTGATACAATAGCAAGGCTTATAGGCTCAATGACAATTTATCTTATGGAGAACACCGAAAACGGTGACATAAGGATAAAAAATCAGTTAAGCCGAAAAATAGACATAACACCCAATGATTATATGGTTCGGTCCAATTTTATTCACTGGATTGTTAAAACTCTTATGATAGAGGGAAACGGCAATGCAGTTGTTTATCCTGAATTTTCGGAGGGAATGTTAAATCAGCTTATACCGATACCGGCAGAAACAACAACATTTTTGCCTACAGGCTGCTGGGGCTACAAAATATCCATAAACGGAAAAGAGTATAACCCAGATGAGCTTTTACATTTTGTTTTAAATCCCGATAGCTTTTATCCTTACATAGGACGAGGCTACAGACTTGTTTTGTCTGATGTGGCAAATAATTTAAAACAGGCACAGGCAACGGAAAACGGCTTTATGCAGTCTAAATGGAAACCAAGCCTAATAGTTAAGATTGACGCTTTAACAGATGAATTTTCATCAAGAGAGGGCAGAAAAAAACTTTTAGACAGCTATGTGGATACGGCAAAAGCCGGAGAACCATGGTTAATTCCGGCTGAACAGTTTGAGGTAGAACAAGTAAAACCGCTGTCCCTTGCAGACTTGGCGTTGTCGGATATGGTAGAGCTTGACAAAAAAACAGTAGCCACAATACTCGGTGTACCGCCTTTTGTACTCGGTGTAGGAGAGTTTCAGCGTGAGGCATGGAACAACTTTATCAATTCCAAAATAATGCCAATGTCACAGACTATAGAACAGGAGCTGACAAAAAAGCTTTTGTACAGTCCTAATTTCTTTTTTAAGTTTAATTACAGAACCTTGTACAATTATGACTTAAAAGACTTGGCGGCTATAGCAGATGACCAGTATGTACGTGGAATAATGACAGGCAACGAGGTAAGGGACTGGTTAAACCTTTCGCCTGTTGAGGACTTAGACACAATGGTAATATTGGAAAATTATATTCCGAGGGGAATGATAGGAGAACAGAGCAAGCTGAACGGAGGTGAGAAATAAATGGAACAGCGTATTTTTAAAATGAAAAATGCTAAGATACGAGAGGAAAACGGAAAAAAGTATCTTGAGGGATATTTTTCTGTTTTTAACGCAGCCTATGAAATTTGTGACGGCTGGATTGAGGAAATAGCACCGCAGGCGTTTAAGAAATATTTATCAAGCGGTGAGGACACAAAGGTTTTATGGAACCATGACAGTAATATAGTTCTTGGGTCAACGGCAAATAACACCGCAAGCCTTACAGAGGACAATATAGGCCTTTTCGGCAGTGTAGAGATAAACGAAAATGACCAAGAGGCGTTAAACGCCTATGCAAGAGTACAAAGGGGTGATGTTGACGGGTGTTCCTTTGGCTTTGATATTGAAAGCTGTGAAAACTGGTGGGACGATAACGAGGTATACCATACAAGAATAACAGGAATAAATCCATTGTATGAGGTTTCGCCTTGTACATTCCCTGCCTATAAAGCAACTACAATAAACGCCAGAAACAAGGAACAGATAGATAATATAAAAAAGAGGTATGAACAGGCAAAGCACGAAAAACGTGAGCTTTGGAAAAAGGAAGCATTAAAGAAACTGAAAGGAGAATGAAAATGGCGTTAAAAATGATTATGCTTAAAAGGTCTGTTGAGAAAAAGACAGAAGAACTTAAAAATCTCAGAGAGAAAGAAAAAGAATTTGCCAAAAGAGAAACAGAGCTTGAAAAGGCAATAGCCGAGGTTGAAACAGAAGATGATGAAAAAGCCGTAAATGAGGAAATAGAAAAGTTTGAGGAAGAAAAAACGGCTTTAGAGGACGAAATAAATAAGCTTGAGGAAGAAAAAACGGCTTTAGAGGACGAAATAGCGGAGCTTGAAAAGAAAGTGCCTGAGCCGGAAAACAGAACAGGCAAAAAGATTTTTGAGAGGAGAACAGCAATGGAGAAAATTAAAATTGACGTAAGAAGCATACCAAAATCAATTAAAATCTTTGACGCAATTTCAGACAATGAAAGAACGGCAATTATGCAGAGAGATGATGTTAAAGGTTTTATTGAGAACTTAAAGCAGGCTTGCAGAAACAAAAGAGATATAACAGGCGGTGAATTAACCATACCTGTTATTTTTTTGGATTTAATAGCCCAGAATATGTACCGATATTCCAAACTTATTGACAGAGTAAGAACAAGAAACGTATCCGGACAGGCAAGACAGACCGTTGCCGGTACAGTTCCGGAAGCTATCTGGACAGAAATGTGCGGTGCAATTAATGAGCTTACATTTACATTTAATCAGATTACTCTTGACGGCTATAAGGTAGCCGGATTTGTTCCTGTATGCAATTCTATTTTAGAGGACAGCGAAATTGATGTAGCGTCATGGGTTATTGAGATGTTGTCGGAGGCTATTGGTATTGCTGTTGATAAGGCTATACTTTACGGCAAGGGTGCAACATCAAAAATGCCATTGGGTATTGTTACACGCCTTGCACAGTCCACACAGCCTGACGGATACCCTGCAACAGCTCCAAAGTGGGAAAATTTAAGCACAACAAATGTTATAAGCATTGCGGATAATCTTAAAGGTGCTGATTTCTGGGCACAGCTTACAATAGCTACAGGAAACGCATATACAAAATATGCCAGAGGTGAGCTTTTCTGGGCAATGAACAGCAAAACATATGCACTTTTAAAATCAAAGGCAATAACATTTACCGCAACAGGTGATGTGGCTGCCAATGTGTACGGCGTACTTCCTATAATCACAGGCAATATTGATATATTGGAATTTATTCCTGACGGTGATATTATAGGCGGTTACGGAGACCTTTATTTGTTTGCTGTACGTGGCGGTATGACTATAGAACAGTCAAGAGAAGTACAGTTTATACAGGACAATACTGTATTTAAGGGCAAAATGAGAGCTGACGGTATGCCGGTTATTGCAGGGGCTTTTGTTGCTATTAACATTAAAGGAACACAGCCTACAACGGTTTTGACCTTTGCGGCAGATACAGCAAATGAAGCAAGCCTTGATGGATTAAAGGTAGGTTCATATTCACTTAGTCCTGCATTTTCACCGGATACAACAACATATGCCGTAACAGCCACAAACACATCTGACAGTGTAGAGGCAACACCAACCTCAGCGTCAGCGGAAATTGCTATAAGCTACAACGGCAAGAATGTAAAAGATACGTCAACAGTAACTTGGGCAACAGGCACAAAGCCACTTACAGTAACTGTTAAAAACGGCAACAGCACAATGGTATATACGGTTAATGTAACTAAAGGATAAGGTGAAATAAATGACATCGGCAGAAAAATTAAGTGTTTTAAAAAATGACTTGCAGTTAATGTCAAATGCAAATGATTTGTTTTTGTCCCTCTTGCTTGAACAGGCTGCCGAGGCTATAAAGCAGGAGGGCATAATTTTAAACGAAAGCATACAGTCGGATATGATTATAATCAGTTACGCAGCCTATTTGTTCCGGAAAAGAGCCGGAACAGATACGGCAATGCCAAAGTTTTTAAGGTATCAGCTTAATAACTTGCTTTTTGGCCAAAAGGCGGTGGTTAAATGACCTTTGATGAAGGAATTTTAACTGTATATTCCGTTTGCAATTCGGCTGAAAAAGGCAAAAAGCCGGTTTATAGCCTGAAAGAAAAATCAAAGCACTATTATAGCTTTTCGGCAGTGGGAATAAACCGATACTATACAGCTTTGCAGGCAAAACAAAAAATAGAAAATGTTGTAAATATCCCCGAATGGGACGATATAACAACAGATGATATGGTAAGCCTTGAAAACGGGAATATTTATAAAATAGCAATGGTGCAGAAGGTTCTTGATGATGAGAATTTAAAAATAACAAAGCTGTCATTGGAAAGGACAGGTGATATATACGGACTTTCGGGAAATTGAAAAGGCTTTGCTGTCGGTTTCGGATAATGTATATCACTATGAGGCACTAAATGCAAAAGTACCCTATATTGTATGGGCAGAGGATAATGAAGTAAATCAAATATCGGCAGATAACAAAAAAACGGTTCAGGTGTTGCAGGGAACAATAGACTTGTATGCCCTGACCGAAAAAGATGAGCTTATAGAAAAAATACAGTCGGCTTTAGATGAAAATGATATTTCGTTTGCGTTAAACAGCGTTCAGTATGAAGATGAAACAACGCTTATACATTATGAATGGGTTTTTGAGGTTATAGCATGGCAAAATTCACAGTAAAAGGAATAGATGAATATACAGCTGCTTTGGAAAGGCTTTCGGATAAGGCTGAGGAGAGCATAAAAGAAACTGTATACGAAGGTGCAGGTATAATTGCAGACTCGGTAAAAGCAGCACTGTACAGCATACCTATAGACGAAGGAACAAACGGTCTGCCAAAGTACGGAACGCCGGAGAATAAGCTCAAAGGTGTATCCAGAAAGCAAAGAGCGGATTTAATCGAAAGCATGGGACTTTCACCTATAAAAGAAAGCAGTACAGGCATAGATACAAAAATAGGCTGGGACGGTTACGGTTCGGTCAAAACAAAGGCACACCCTCAGGGCGTGCCTAATGTGCTGCTTATGCGAAGTATCGAAAGCGGCACAAGCTTTATGCAGAAAACTCCGGTTATACGAAAGGCTGTAAGCAAGGCGAGAAAGACGGCAGAACGGGCAATGATTAATAAAATGACTGAGAAAATAGAGGAGGCTATGAAGTAATGGCAACTATAGGATTGGATAAATTATATTATGCAACTATTACCGAGGCACAGGACACAGGCGAAGAAACATACGGAGCACCTAAAAAGCTTGCAGAAGCAATAAGCGTTGAACTTTCGGTGGAGTCGGCAGAAGGCAGTTTATATGCAGATGATAAGGTTTCGGAGTCTGTAAGGGAATTTTCGGGCGGTACAATATCAATAAATACAAATGATATTGCACCGGCTGACCTTGCCGATATACTTGGTGCAACGGTAGACAAAAACGGCGTAGTTATACAGACGGCTGAGGACTCACCAAAGCCTGTAGCACTTGGCTTTAGAGCTAAGAAGTCAAACGGCAAGTACCGTTATTTTTGGCTTTACAGAGTTCTTTTTGGAGTGCCAAGCACAACACTTAACACAAAGGGTGATTCAATAGAGTTCCAGACACCTACAACAGAAGGGACTATTATGGCAAGAAAAAAGGCAGATGATAACGGTAATCACCCATGGAAAACAGAGGTTACAGAAGGTGATACAGGAGCGTCGGCAGCTATTGCAACGTGGTATACATCAGTGTATGAACCGAAATATACAGAATAAGGCCGGTGTATTGTATGTATGATATAGAAAACAGAATAGTTAAAATTAATCTTTATGGTGAAGTATTTGAACTTCTTGCAACAACAAGGGCAACAACAAAAGCCGGTGCATATTTTGCCGATGAAAAATTAACAGGAAAAACTATTGATACAGATGCAGGATATAACGCTTGCCTTTTTATGTTTTTAATGCTGCATAATGAGGCTTTGAGATTTAGAGCATGGCAGAACAAGACAAAATATAAGCCTAAAAAGATTGAAGATATAGAATTTATGTTGGTGCTTGATGACTTAAAGCCGATTTCAAACGCAATAAAAGAGGCTGTTTATAAGTCAAAAAAGGTTGATGTTGAAACCGAAGCGTCAAAAAATTAAATAACCGCCCTATGAGCAATGCCGAGCTTATGGGGCGGTTATTTTATATAGCCGTAACGGTTTTAAATCTTACTATAGAAGAATACGGACTTTGCACAGAGGGCGAAATATTGACCCTTTATAACATACACAGAATAGTTAATGGTTTGGCAAAGGAAAAGCACGATACAACAATAGACGATATTATACCGTTTTAAGGAGGTGATTTAATGGCGTATGATATAGGCCCCAAGATTGGTATTGAGGGTGAAGCCGAATACCGCAAACAAATAAACGATATAAACATGACTATGCGAACACTTGGAACGGAAATGAAAGCTGTATCAAGTGAATTTATAGGCAACGAAAAAAGTATAGAAGCATATACGGCAAAAAATGAAGTGCTTAGCAAGGAAATAGACGAACAGCAGAAAAAGCTTGCACTTTTACAGCAAATGCTTGCAAAATCGGCGGAAAAGTACGGCGAAAGTGACAGCAAAACCCAGAGGTGGCAGCAGGCGGTAAATCAGGCAACGGCTGACCTTAATAAAATGCAGTCTGAATTAAATCAAAATACCAACGCAATAGAAAGCCTTGCAGACAAAACGGAAGAGGCAGCCGACGCTTTAGATGAGGGCGGTGAAGCAGCCGAAAGCTTTGGTGAAAGACTGCAAGCCGGTTTGGCTGTAGAGGCAGTAAAAGCCGGTGTTGAAAAATTGTCAGACGCAATAGGCGGAATAGTCGGTTCTATGGCGGATTATTCTATGGAAAGCGAAACAGCTGCAACAAGAGTAAATTCTTATTTTGGCGAAACAGGGCAAGTGGCACAAGAAACGGCAGGAGTAATAAAAGAGGCGTTTACTGCCGGTTTTGGTGACAGTATGGACAACATAGCCGATAATTTGATAGCTGTTAAGCAGAATTTAGAAGGACTTTCGCAAACTGATTTAGTAAGCATTACAGAACAGGCAACACAGCTTGAAACTATTTTCGGCTCTGATGTAAGCGAAAGTATGCGTGGTGTAAATGCCTTAATGCAAAATTTCGGCATAGACGCACAGACAGCAATGGACTATCTGGTTGCCGGAACGCAGAACGGACTTGATAAAACAGGTGAGTTGGGTGACAACCTTTCGGAATATTCCGTAAAATTTCAGGAAGCCGGTTATTCGGCAGAAGAATATTTTCAGCTTCTCACAAACGGCATGGATAACGGAGCCTACAGCCTTGATAAGGTCAATGACGCAATAAACGAGGTAACAACACGTTTAAACGACGGAACAATAGGTGACTCAATAGGGCAGTATTCCACAAAGACACAGGAGCTTTTTGAGGCGTGGCAAAACGGCGGTGCAACTCAGAAGGAAGTTATAGAGTCGATAGTAGGAGATATAAATAACGCCGCAGGACAGCAGGAGCAGTTTAACCTTGCACAGACAGCCTTTGGTACTTTGGCAGAGGACAATGGTGTTAAAATGGTTGCTTCTCTTACATCTGTAGGCAATGCCTATGATGATGTATCCGGAAAAGCAAGCCAGTTTGCAGAAAACAGCCTTACAAGTCAGCAGAAGTTTGACAGTGCAATGCGTACATTGCAGGACGCTTTTTCGCCAATATCAGACATTTTTATAAACACAGCTACGGCAATAGCGGAAAACGTAACGCCTATAATAGAAAAAATAGGTGAGTTTATAAGCAATTTAAGTCCGGAAATGCAAACAGTGATTGCAGTAATAGCAGCGTTGGCGGTAGCAATAGGTCCGGTTGTGGTCGTACTGGGTACGGTAATAGGTGCAGTTACAACTATACTTGGTGTTGTAACGCCTGTAATAACAGCTTTAGGTACACTTGGAACTACTTTTGGCAGTTTGGCACTTTTAATAAACCCTGTCACAATGGTTATAGGCTCTTTGGTTGCAGGCTTTATTGTGGCATACAATACATCTGAAACATTCAGAAACGTGGTTAATGCGGCGTTTAATGCCGTAAAGGACGTTGTAAGCGGTGTACTTGAGTTTATAGTTGCAATATTAAAAGGTGACAGTGACAAAGCCGGAGAAATTATAGACGGTGCAATGAATAAAATCTCTGAGGTCATAAATAATGTTCTTACGGCAATTAAAGATTGGTTCAGTGAAAAGTTTAATGCCATAAAAGAAAGTGTTTCAAACACAATAAACAACGTAAAAGATACTATAAATAATGTTATGGTAAATATAAAAGCAATATGGAGCAGTGCATGGGACTCCGTTTCAAGTAAAATTACAAACGTAATACCGAATATAGTCGGTGCTGTAAGTGATATAAAAAATAAAATAAGCGAAAAATTCCATGAGATAATTAATTCAGCTAAGGAATGGGGCGGAAACCTTATAAGCGGTTTTGCAGACGGTATAAGAGGTGCTATAGGAAAAGTAACGGGAGCTGTAGAAAATGTAATGGGGCGCATAAAGGATTTTATAGGCTTTCATTCACCGTCAAAGAAGGGTGAAGGACGTTTTATAGTTGACTGGGGTCAGAATATGGTTTCGGGCTTTTTGGACGGTGTAAAAATGGCTCTTGGTGATGTATCCGATACAGCCGGAATGGTAACAAGCACAATGTCAGACTCATTGACAGCACCACAGGCAGTAAAAAGCGGTGGCAGCGTAAACATAACCGTTAATGTAGGCAGTGTAAGAAATGACAATGACATTAAGGCTATAAGTGAGAGCCTAAACCGAACAATAAGAAACTACAGCAGAGCGTTAGGAGTGGTTTAAACAATGGACGCAAAAATAAACGGTATGATTTTTAAAGGTGTTCACATTAATAACCTTGTTATGAAGGATTATGAATTTAAGCTGTTGGAGTTTGAAAGACCTGTAACGCCGGCTTTATCGTACAAGGCTGTAAACGTACCAAACAGGGACGGAGCGTATTATTTTAAAAATAATTATGAAAATTCAACCTGCAGCGTTAAACTGGGGATACATGGCACAAGTGCCGTAAAAAAACAGCAGATTATATCAACTATATTGTCAAAGTGGATACAATCAGAGGGACGGCTGATTTTTTTAGACCGCCCTAATTTATTTTATAAGGCGTATATTTTTGAAAGTGTTTCACAGGATATAGGAGATTATTGGACGGAAGTGGATATAACATTTAATACTTCTTTTGCATTATATCAGCTTTACGGTGACGCAAGAGATTATTTTGCAGCAGATAAAACAAAGATAGAAGATATTGACGTTTTTGTAAATAAAGTGTCTTGGAAAAATATAACGGATACATTGCAGGCAAGTGTAAATAATTCAGGGAATTATAAAACACTGCCTGTTATTTATTTTTTCGGAACAGCCAAGCTTATTAATTTTACAATGGGAGATACGGCGTTCAGTTTATCAGGCTTAAACAACAGCTTTGTGTATATAGACTGTGAAAAAATGACTGTATATACAATAGTTGAAAACAAAAAGGTATCGTTGCTTACAAGTTTTTCGGGTAATTTTCCGCAAATAGCCGTAGGAGACAACAATTTCGTTGTATCCGGAAGGAATTTAAACCTTACAGAAATAAGAATAGAGTTTCCAAACACATTTATAGCCTAAGGAGGTGTAAAAATGGCATATGAATATATTTACGGTTCGGATACAGTAGAGGAAGGCACAAGAAAAATAAACCAGAACTTTTTACAGGTTCCGGTTGCAGAAAATGTTTTAACCGAAGCAAATAATTATGCCGATACCGTAGGAACAGCCACACTAAACAGTGCCAAGAGCTATGCCGATACCGTAGGAACAACCACACTAAACAGTGCCAAAAGCTATGCCGATACCGTAGGAACAACCACACTAAACAGTGCCAAAAGCTATGCCGATACCGTAGGTACAACCACATTAAACAGTGCCAAAAGCTATGCCGATACCGTAGGTACAAATACACTCAACAGTGCCAAAACATATGCAAATACTACATTCAGCAATCCAAACTTGCTTATAAACGGTGATTTTCAAATTTGGCAGAAGGGTGAAAGCTTTAATGCGGCAGGATATACGGCGGACAGGTGGAGAAATGCACAGGTAAATACGGCAGTAACTAAAATACAACACTTGCAGGAAGGGTTATGCAGTAAATTTGCTATAAAATTGACTAAAACAAAAGATAACGGCGGAAATATATATCTTCATCAAGCATTAGAAGATTATAAAACAATTCTAAAGGGGAAAACACTGACAGTATCATTTTGGGCAATAGGCGTTGGAAGATTTAGCGGTTACTTTGGGGTGCAAATAGGAAATACAAACGGGACAACATTTAATTTAACAAATAAATGGACCAAATATCAGTATACAGTCAAAGGCGTTGATACATCAGAGGAAACCGACATAAGACGAAGGGGAGTATTTTTTTATTCACTTGGGTCTAATCAGCCACAGACCGGACAGGGTTTAGCTATAACAGAAGTAAAATTGGAATATGGTGAGGCGGCAACGCCTTTTGTACCAAGAATGTATGCAGAAGAACTTGCAATGTGTCAGAGGTATTATTACAATCCGCTGTTTGTCGGCGGTGGTTATCCGTACTTAGCTGAATTATGTACAACAACAAACGGCGGTGCATTTGTTATGAAATTTCCTGTATCAATGAGAGCTGTTCCGACGCTTACAGGTGATTTTAGCAGCTTATATATAAAAAACAATGCAGGAACGGCAACAGCTGTTACAACGATAAAACGAGGTGACGGAACAACACAGGCGGTTGGTGCAACAGTTACGGTAAATGCAACATTCACAGCAAATCAGTTTTATTATTTGCAGTACAGAAGCAGTTGTCCGAATTATAAAACATTAGCATTTGACGCAGAAATATATTAAAAAGAAGGTGAAAAAATGGACGAAGAAAATAAGATAGGCGTTTATATAAAAGTTGATGATAACAACAATATAACCGACATTAACAGCGATATTTTTATATCTGATACATCAGATTATATAAAAATTGATGAGGGTGTTGGTGACAGATACGCCCATGCACAAGGCTGTTATCTTGAAAAAAACATTACCGCCGATTACGGCATTTACAGATATAAATATATTGATAATGCCATAACCGAAAAAACAGTTGATGAAATAAAAGCCGAGGAAGAAAAAATAAAAATACACCTTACAGAAACCGAACTGCTGCAGAAACGAATAGACGCATTAAGCAGTGAAAATGAATTTCTTTCGGACTGCTTGGTAGAAATGGCACAGGTTGTATATGCTTAAAGGCATTTTATATTTATTATTATTTTTTATAGGAGATGATTTAATGATGGCTATGTTATTTGCACAGAAAATTATTTTAGGAAAGTTAGAGTTTAAAGATGTTCCACAGAAACTTAAAGAACAGGTAAAAGAGGTTCTTATTGAATGTGGCTGTGAAGATATGGTTACAGAATGAAGTGATTAAATGATAAAACAAAAAAAGTATGCTGAGCTTGTACAGCTGAAAAAATTCCTGAAAAGAAAAAATATATCCTACGGACAATTAGCTTCTATTTTGGGGATAAGCATAGACGCAGTTAATAATAAATTAAACGGCTATACGGATATGACACTTTCGGAAATGAACAGCCTTATTTATAAATTTGATATGAGTACAAGTGATGTAATGAAGTATTTTACAGATGAGAATGAGGTGGTTTGAATTTATCCTGTTATAGTTTCAAAAAACAATTTAAATAAGCCTTTGGCATATCTTAATAATATACAAAATGATGACTGCACCATACATAAAAGCATAAACGGCGAAGATACATTATCATTTACGGCTGTAATAGAAGAATTAAAAACAGATTTTTTGTATGATGAAAACAATGTTATTCTTGTTGATGATGACTTGTACAAGCCACTTACACTTACAGAGGAACACCATGAAAACGGATTGCTTACAATTAATGTTGACTGTGAGCATATAAGCTATGAACTGCTTGACAAGGTAATGGACGGTTTCAGCTACAGCTATAAGGATATAGTAACGGTTATAAATGCCTGTCTTTTGGATACGGATTTTATGCTTGCCGGTACTGACGTAAAAACAAAGACTGATATTAACTATACAGAAGAATGCAACGCCAGACAGATACTTGTAGCAATAGCCAACAACTGGAAAGCGGAGCTGAAATTTAATAAATACAACATATATGCCTATGAGCATATAGGCAGTGACAGAGGTGTTGACTTTAGGTTTGGCAAAAATTTAAAGTCAATAAAAAGAAAAGTTGACAGGTCAAAAAAAGATGATGACGGAAACCCTGCAGTATCATATGAGGTTGATGTAGTTAATCTTGCTCTTTTGGGCAGTGATTATGAGCAGTTAGAAAAATTTGACCTTGGGGACACCATAAGAATTGTAGACTCAGCGTTAAACATAGAAACAAAACAGCGTATTATTGAGCTTGAAAAAGATGTGCTTACAGGTAAAAACACAAGTATAACACTTGGTTCACCAACGGCAGATTTAAGACAGACGGTTTCGGGACTGCAAAAGGATATTGATGAGGTAGCTGAGGTAGTAAATGACAACGCCCCGTCTTGGAATAACATTAAAAAGATAACCGATAATTTAGGTAATGTTTTAGCTGATAAAATAGCCGGAACTTTAGGTCTTTCATCAGCACAGATACAAAACAGCACCGCTACTATGAAGATTACTGACAACGGTATATTGTTCCATGACCAGCCCACAGAAGAAAACAGTACCTTTGCCTGTCTGCTAAATTCCAACGGCATAATTTTTGCAAACAGTAAGTCAAGCTCCGGAGCGTGGCAGTGGCAGACAGCTATAGACGCACAAGGAGTAAATGCAACAAAAGTTTCCGCCGCCGCCCTTTATGGCTTGACTGTAGAGGCTGTTAATTTGATAGCTGCTACAATAACAGGCGGCAATATAACAGGCGTTGTAATGGAAGGATCAACAATATATGCCGGAGACAGAAAAGAAGGCACATATATAGCAATAACAAACGCAGGTGCTATATATGGTTATAAAAACAATAATATGATATACCGCTATGAAACAGGCAACTCAGAGGGACGTATAGAGCTTGGCAGTGCGGAGGACACAACAAAAAAGCTGACCTTAGACAGTGTGTTTGATGTTGTTATATCGGGGTCAAATACCGGTAAAGCGTCAAGGATTTGGACAGGGTGCAACAGGCTTTTAATAGGCGGTGATAAAGCCTATGAATTAAGAATTGAGCTAAACGGTACAAGAATAATGACTATAGAGGATACAGGCGTAACTATAAACGGTGACTTGCACGTAACGGGTACTACATCGTGAATAAAGAAGGCATTAAAGAAAAAGAATAAGATATAAAAATAAGGGGCGAAAAGCCCCTTTATTTTTGTGGTTTAATCAATATTATTTAAATTTTCACCTATTTTATTTAAGTATTTTTGAGTATTTTCGCTGTCAACGGTATCGGCATTGGTGTAAACTTTGCTTACGGCAAGGTTTGTAAACCAACCGACATTGTTTTCAGGAGTATCTTTATCAGAATAATAATATAAGAAATTGCTATAAAAAATAGCTGTTTCCATTGTTTCATTGTCATTGAAATAATTTGGATAGTTTTCTTTTAAGAATTTAACAGCAGCCGTTTTTGACTCATATCGGAAGTCTTTATCAGCGTGTTTCCAAAGGTTGTTGCCTTTTTTGTGCAAATATTTAACCATATCGTCAGTATTTGGTTCAGGTCTGCTTTTGTCTGTAAGGACATATTCAATAGTCGGATTGTTTTCTTTTTTCATCCAGTGAGCCAAAGGGAAAGACGCTGTAATACCGACAACCAAAAAAATTATACCAATCCAAACCATTATTTTAACTAATTTTTCAAATGTTATTATTTTAAACCGAATTTTTTTAGCCATATTTACCACCTCACATATTTTCTATACACTTGTCAACACATTCCATTATAAAAGCGGATAAACTCAAGCCTTTTGCTTTTGCGGCGGCTTGATATTTTTCTTTTTTGCCTTTAGCCGCCATAACGGTAATACGGTCATATTTTTCTTTTTGATAATTATTGATATAGTCTAAAGCGGCTTTTTTGTCTGAAAATGCCATTTTAAATCACCCCTTTAAATTATAATAGCATAGTTTAAATAGATTGTAAATTCAAAAAATATTTAGTAATATGTATTGACAGCATAGTTTAAATACGCTATAATATAAATATAGAAAGGAGGGAAAAAGATGAACGAAGAACATAAAAAAGCGGTAGCCAAGTGGTTAGGTCACGTAGCTACCGAGATACTTATAGGAATAGCACTTATCTTAATAGATAGATACGTATTCTAAATAAGTAGAAAAGACAAATATATATGCTATAGCAATTTCACTATAGCATATATCGTTCATCTTGTAAAGTATGTTATTTTATATAGGTGTAGGCTTTATAATATTAGCATTAGTGCAGATAATAATATTTATAATTAAAAACAGATAAGGGGGGATAGGGAAAATAGTACGGATACAAATAGCAAATTAATTTATGAAGTACAGTGATAAATAAAACCCTTACAGGTATATTGTAGGTATTCCTGTAAGGGTTTAAATAAGTTGTAAATCTAAAAAAATATTTAGTAATATGTATTGACATATTTAGTAATATACAGTATAATAAAGACAGTTAAGAAATAAGAAACTTAGCAAATAACTTGGGCGGCAAGATAAAGGAGAAAAAAATGGACGATATGGGAATGACAAATGAACAGTACAAAGGTATGCTTTTAGAAAACTGGAAAGAAGTTTATAACCTTGCCAAATTAGAAGGTGCAACTAAAGCAGCAGAGAAGGCAGAAAAGCAGATTAATAAAATTAATGAAAAATTAAAATTTTAATTAATTTAGAAAAATAAAAGATTAGGGCGGTGGACTTGCCAAAGCCGCCCTGAATATAAAAAATTGGCAAGAGAAAGGGTATATAAAATTGGAAAACGAAAAGGCATTTGACCAATTTAAGTATCAGAATAACTTTATTAAAGAAAAGTATGACCGTATAGGGTTATTAGTTCCTAAAGGTGAAAAAGCCGTTATTAAAGAAAAAGCCGTTGCCGCCGGGTTAAGTGTGAATGAATATATATATAAAGCAGTAAAAGAAAAAATGGAAAAAGAGATTTAAAAATAAAAACCTTTACGGGGATATTGTAGGTATTCCTGTAAGGTTTTTTATTTTTAATAACAAACTGCCCTTTTATTGTAGGAGATATGACATGGGAAAAGTATTTAAGCAAATGAGCAATAGCGACCGTATAAAAATGGAAGCCTTATTAAACGCCGGACATTCAAAAGAATATGTAGCGGAACAATTACATTTTCACAGGAGTACAATATACAGGGAATACAATAAGGGCAAATATACCCACAGAAACTCTGATTATACGGAAGAAGAAAGATATAGCAGTGATTTAGGGCAGCAGACACACGATTATGCACAAGAGGGAAAAGGCAGGGCGTTAAAAATCGGTAATGACAGAGAATTAGCGGAGTGTATAGAATGTAAGATAATAAATGAAAAATATAGTCCGGAAGCAGCATTAGCAGATATTTGGAGAGGGAAAAAGCAGTTTAAAACAACAATCAGCGTAAGAACCTTATACAGATACATAGATAGCGGTATTTTTTTAAAATTAACCAATAAGGATTTGCCAATAAAAGGAAAAAGAAAAAATCATAATAAAAAGGTAAAGGTGCAAAAACGGGCAAGTTCAGGGGAAAGTATAGAGAACAGACCGAAAGAAATAGAAAACCGAGAAATTTTCGGACATTGGGAAATGGATACAGTAAAGGGAAAGCGTGGAGTCACTAAGTCATGTATGCTTGTATTAACGGAAAGAAAGACCCGCAATGAAGTGGTTATAAAGATAAAAGACCAAGGAACAGCGTCTGTAGTGGAAGCATTAGACAGATTAGAGATAAAATGGGGGAATATGTTTTATAAAGTATTCCGGAGCATAACAGTAGATAACGGAGTAGAGTTTTCAGACTATAAAGGATTGGAGAAATCTGTATTAAAAGAGGGTAGGCGTACCTTTGTTTTTTACTGCCACCCTTATAGTAGCTGGGAACGTGGCACAAATGAAAATAATAATAGGCTAATCCGCAGGCATATACCAAAGGGCGTAGACTTTGAAGATACCGTAGATGAAGAAATAGCATATATAGAAGAATGGATAAACCATTACCCAAGAGGAATATTTGATTATAGAACATCAGAGGAATTATTTGAAGAAGAACTACAGAAATTAGCATGAAACTTTTTGTAAAAACTTGTCGCAAAACTATTGACAAAATAGGTCCCTTCATTGTAAAATGAAATGCGACAAGAGTTAATAAACTCTATCGCATTTCATTTTTTTTATTTGTAACGGCGTGAGGTGTAAAGAAACATGAGAAAAAAGATTAAGCGTTTAAATTATGAGGACAGAAAGAAAATTGAAGAAATGACCAAGCAAGGGATACGGGTAAGTATCATTGCAGAGACTATCGGGGTTCACCGTGCGACTATTTACAACGAGTTAAAGCGTAGCAGCACACCGTACAGGGCAGAAGTCGCACAAAGGACGATATAACGGAAAGTAAGCAGAGAGAGAACCGAGCTTGAAAAGAAACGCTTTATGAAAAACAGCGAAAACAAAGGGGGGGTAATCAAGTGAGCGAGATGAAAAGCCCAAAGGCAAGAAATGCCAATGCAAAACAGTGGGATTTGTGCCACATGATAATAAACACTGTAAGAAAAGCAATGGGGCTTCCGCTGAGCAGAGCGGAAAACCCTTACATAGTTGCAGGCAGAACAAAGAAAAAATAAGTATACACGAAAGGCATGGAAAACAACGCCCATGCCTTTTGTGCTTAATATACTCAATATTTAATAAGGTTCTACCCAACGAAAGAATAGCATATTTGTTGGGAAAAATCAAGCCGGTAAAACGGCATTTAAGGCTTGTTTAGGACATTCATTTTACAGCAAAGAGGCAAGGGATTATGTACTACAAAACAATATGCAAAGCAGGGAAAACAATAGAGGTTTACCGTTCCTATTCAAAGAGAACAAAAAAGGCAAAGGAAACCGGAAACAGAATATTGACTAAGGAAGAAATAGAAGCCAATAACTTACGCCGTGCGGTAGTGAGCTTAACAAGAAAGCTTAATGCCAACTTTGATGAAAAGAGCTGCCATTTGATTTTCACATACAGAACAGAGGAAAGACCGACAGTAAAGGAATCAGTAAAGCGGATAAGAAACTTATTACGCAACTTAGGCAGAGAATACAAGAAGGAAGGCGGTGAGCTTAAATACATACTGGTGACTGAATACCATAGGGGAAAGGTACACCACCATGTTGTTGTAAACGGTATGCCAAGCGGCAGAACATTAGAAACAGCCAACAGTAAATGGAAGTATGGCTACATCAAGTGTTCAATGCTTGACGATACAGGGCAGTATAGAAAATTAGCCGAGTATCTTATAAAAGAAACCCGGAAGTCATACAAAGAAGGGAAAATAGGCAAACAGCGGTATACATCAAGCAGAAACCTTATTATCCCCAAGAGTAAGACCAAGACAGTAAAGGCTGACAGGTGGCTTCCTGAACCGAGGATACCGAAAGGATATTACCTTGATAAAGATACATTGTATAACGGCACTGACCCATTCACAGGAAGGTTGGTGCAGAAATATACACTTATAGAGCTAAGAATAGAAAAAGGTGTGAAATATGGTAATTGAATGTAACGGGTGTCCGTATTGTCAGACAAAATTTGAACACACAAAAGACGGACGCTTTCAGATGTTAGGTAAAGGCTGTTATAGAGTCCCACACTGGGGAAAGCCGATTGCAACAATAGAAAAATGCTCGAAATATTTTGTCGAACGTGATTTAAACAGAATTGCATTGGGATTAAACAGAAAGGTCGGGAAATAATGATAAAGATTGATTTCAGCAAAGTAGTTAAAACATTTAAGAAAACCGGTTATTTAATCATAATCAACAATGACGGTAATGGAGAACAGTGGCTTGGCAACGGTGCGGCATTTTACAATATAGGCAATACGGAGTTTGACACAATAAACGTAAAGCCGGTACTTCCGGCAAGAAGTCCTGAATGGGAAATAGTATCTGATAATGTAAAGAGATACACAGAAGTGTACTTTGATGATAACGATTATACAGAAGAACCTATTGAAAAGATATTGCCTTTGGATTTTACATACAATGAAAAAGATTTTGAAACATATGTTTTAAACAGCAGAGATGTAATGTTTATAGATAAGAGTTATCTCAAACCTATTGATATAGGAAACAGCAGCGGAGCAGTTTTCTATTCAAGAAAAAGCAAAATATACGGCAATTATCTTGCCATTAAAGACGGTTTAATGATTAAAGCAATTATTATGCCTAAGAAGCTTATAAATGCAGAGGATACACTTTTTGCAGACTTAATAGACGAACTGCATGAACTTTGTATGATAGCACGAAGCAGTATAGCAGAGGTGGGCGAAGAATGACAGAAGTTAAATGCTGTTTTGACATAGATAAAGAAACTGAAAGAGTTGTATTGGAGGAACAGCTGGAAATATTGGAAAAAGGAACCGGAATGTTGGCAAGGGTAGAGTAAAGGAGAAAAAACAATGATTAAATTTTTAGCAGTAATTTGTATAATAATAATGTTTTTATCAATAAATTATATGATAAGCACAGCCAATACACTGTCGGAGATAAAAAGAAAGCAGAGAAGAACAGAAAGTAAGCTGAATGTATATGGCATTAAAATAGACGATTTACATTACAGTTCAGTTAAATTTCAAATAGGCATGAAAAATAATGTTGATGATATTGCTATGCTTTCAAAAAGAGTTGCCGTTATAGAAGAAATAGACAGAAAAGCAAGCTACAATGTAAAGAAAAGAGGAAAAGCACACAAAAGAAATTAAGTTGTAAACATAATTATGCACAATATGTTTATAAATCAACAAACAGAGGGTGGTATATTGAATATCAAAGTGGACAAGCGTATATACAGGTATATTGAATATGAATTGTATCACTATCAGCAGTATAAGAGAGAAATAAAAGAGATACGAGAGGAAATTTTGGAGAGTGGAAGTTTTTCCGGTGACGGTATGCCGAGAGGAAACAAAACAGGAAACCCTACAGAGGACAAAACGGTAAAGCTTATGACAACTCCGGCACTGCTTCAAATGGAAAAGATAATAAAAGCCGTTGAAAATGTACTGCCGAACCTTAGCAAAAGGCACAGGGAGATATTTGACATGGTGTATATAAAAGGCAGAACAGACAGATATATGCTTTGTGATGAACTGCATATATCCTATGAGACATTTAATTTAAACAGGCGTGAAATAGTTTTCAAGGTTGGCTGTGAGCT